CAAAGGATTATCCCACAATGGTGCAAGCAAACTTCCTCACGATCGAGTCGATCCTTGCTTCCACCTGGATATCTGGAACGGGCTGTGTTAGTGCAAGGATAGAGGTAGACATGGAAGATATGGAGGAGATTTCAGAGAGCAAGATCCAGATTGATCAGGACACAAACTATGATCCTGTCAAGATCAGAAATCCATTGGTGACCTCGGACCTGCCACACAGAAAGGTTAGAAGTAGCATCAAGAGGAAGGTTGCCCTTTCAGAGATTGATCTTCTGCAGTCTGAAGGGAATGTAGTGGATGCTATAAGAAAACTGGCCAGAGGATGGTTGCGAACGGGGGGTATTCTCAGAAATCTAGCAGGAAATGTCATATCCGGATTCAATTATCAAACGCTCATTGATCAACCAGAAGTTCGGATGGTTGAGTGGAGTGATTTCAGGGATGGAATGGCACATGCTCTAATAGACACAATCTCAAGCTACCTTGCTTCAAGTTCTAATCGGGATTCTTTGGTTGCACGCTTAGACCGTACAGTGGAAGAGCTCCTATATATTGTCACTCCTTACCTTCTCGGAACTGCAATTTTGCTCAAAAACTCTCCTCTCAATGACATGTCTACCATAACATCTAGTGAGAAGTGCTCAATTGTCTCCTTATCCATCAAAAGGCAAATCAAAGGACTCATTCCTGATTATTCCTTCCGGCTCATGCTCGATGATCCATCCGCCCTATCCAGTGATCTCAGGATCATCTTAGACAGAAAAACCACAGCACTTCGTTTCTTGTCGTCCCAGGAGTCTCTCAAGGCAGCAAGAGTTGTCAATCTGATCTCAAAGACACCCGTTCGATCTGGCATGACTGCAGACCAATCAGCTGAGTGGGTCATAGGAGTCATGAGAGATGCTCCCTTCTTAGCTGATGAAATAACGTGGACAAGCATGTCAGCAATCCAGATCCTAAGGAACCTGAGGAACAGAGGTCCTGACGAGACCAATCCTAATGACATCACTCGCACTTTATCTGTATTGACACCTCAGTTGCCATCAGGAAAGATGACCTGCAAAGATTGCATAGGCA